TGAAAACTCCATTTTTCACTTTGCTCCTGCCTATTCCGGTGGCAAGCCTTGGCTGACCTTTTTAGTGGGTGGCCGCCAACCAGCGAAGAAATCTGGAAAGCTCAAACCCCAGAAACGACAAAGCCCTGAATAATCAGGGCTTTGTCGGTACCAAATATGGCGGAGGCGATGGGATTCGAACTCATGGACCTGTTACAGTCGACGGTTTTCAAGACCGATATGCAAAGCCAATGAAACCGGGGCCTGTAGCCGCTTTCCGTTACGATACGTTTACTTTTTGACACCTCTACAGCCCGCATTCTACAAGGGGCGGATTTTGAGTTTTATAACGTTTTTTGGGGCTATTTCGATGGCTTGGCAATGGCGCCAATTCGTCGATAGACGCGCTCGGTAATGTCTCCTTTGGTGTGCCCCAATAGTAGGCTCGCATCGCCGACGTCGAGGATTTCTGACGCCGCTTTCGGCCTGATGTCTCTGAACTGGAAGCCTCCGATTTTCTCAGCCAGCTGAACATCGCCTTTTTCTTCAGCTTCTTTCTTGGCCCTTTCTCTGGCGTCGTCCCATCGATCGCGAAGCATCTTCGCGGTCATCCGCTTGCCGCGTGCGCTCACGATCAAATAGCTGCAAATGTGCTGAGCATTGCGCTCAGCCATTTTCCCGATCAACAGGCCCAGACTGTTTGGCTCATCACCGTCAGTCATCTGGATACGTAGCTTTTTGTGTGTCTTGTTCTGCTGCACACCCAAGTAATTTCCCTCGACATCGTCCTTCCTCATGACCAGGACATCTGCCGGTCTTTGCCCGGTCAGATAGGCCAAGTCCATCGCGTCTTTCAGCTCTTGAGCTGCCTTCATGTAAACAGCATCCCAAACCGTATCATTTGCGTAATAGTCCCTCGGTGTTTCTTTGTTTTTTCGCACGCCCTGGCAGGGATTTTCTTTGGTCGTCAGTCCCCATTCTCGAGCAATGTTGAAAACGTGGGAGAGGGTGGCAATCTCGCGATTCGCCCGAACTTTGGCTGTCCGCGCGTCGCGGTACCCTGCGATAGTTGCTGGGGTGATTGAGTCGATGGGAGCGCTGTCGAACATCGGCCGAAGCTGCTTGATCTCCGCCAAATTGTCCTTCTGCGTCCGTGCCGCTTTCTTCGATACGATGTCACGGATATATCTGTCGAAGATGCCTTTCATGGTGCGCAGATCAAGCGGCTTTTCCTTCGCTTCCAGCTCCGCCCATTTGACCCTGGCCAAGTCCAGATCCTTGCCCAACGGGATCGCCTTACCTGTCATATCCAGATAATAATAGGCGATCCAAACCTTTCCGCTTTTTCGTGTGCGTGTCCACTGGTACATCCGAGGCGGCAAGTTGCGTGTGTCGGCCTTGCGGGGGCGCATATCAATTCACTCGCGAGTAGTCTGGTGTCCATACCGGTGCAGCCGGCGGCGGGTTCGGATCGGCAATCGTAGGGCTGATCATGCCCAGCTTCATGCGGGCATACATGCGGCCCACCAGCGGGCGCTTGCCCCGGCTTTCGACGAACACCCACTGGCGATCAATCAGCCAGCGGCGCTGGTAGGCCCGGGCCTTGTAGCCGGTGAGTGCGGCAAGTTCCTCGTCGGAGAGGATTTCGGTTTCCATGAGGTATTGCTCCATGCCACGCGTGACGGCAGAAGGTTGTTAGAAGTTTCGAAGTTCGTTTCGCTGCTCGGGGGATTGAGCGGGGTAGCCGACAATGCTTGTTAGGATCGCGGAGTCACTCCGTACCCATCAGGTAAGTCGGCTCTGTTGCTTCAGCCAGCCAATCGCGAAGACACCCGCATTCGGCGTGCGGCGGGTCTTCATCTGTCCACTGCATGTCGAGAGTCTTTTCGCTGGTCAGCTCAACATCCCAATCCGCGTAGTCGGCCGGGTCGTCGCCGTTCACTTCAGCAAGCACGCGACGTGCTTCGTCCTCGCTGGTGGCGGCAACCCAGTCTTGATCGCCGATGCTGTAGCAACGCAGATTGGGACGCCTCGGCTGGTTGCCGTTGAGTTCGAATTCTGGAACTTGGTTTTCTTCAGACATGAATTCGTCCTTGCCGCTAAGCGGCTGAAAGTTGTACGGGGAATTTGAGTTCGTACAGTTTTGGCGACCAGCTGTCAGGCGCCGTTTAGATTCGGTTGCGCTTTGTTCTGATAGAGCTATTTTTGGTTTTTGTTGAACCAAAAAAATAGGCACAGGAGGACAGCCAAATGAGACTTCGAGGCGATGTCTTCTGGTCATGGGCAGACCCTTCGCTGCACAGCAGAACGCACGAAGAAACGCTCAGTAGCGGGATCTATATCGACGTGCAGGTCAGGCTGTCGCGAGCGGGCGAGACTCAACTGTTCATAGGCATATATGCCTCGGATGGGATGGCCTTGCATGAAGAGTCCGATAACTCTCGCCCACGGGAGTCGATGACGAGGGTTTTAGCTTGGGGCGTCGGTCGTGCTCGAGAGCTCGCTGGTGCTATAGGAGTGAGTGCTTCTAGGTCAGCTTCTTCGGGATTGCGGCGAGCCTAAAAAGGGCGGCATAAACCTCGTATCTCATGAAGAGGTATTGGTGCCATACTGGAAGAATAGGAATAGCGGCTCGTAGTTCCGAGCCAGTACCTGTCGGGACCGCGTGTCCAAAAATGCATACCAGTGATGATTTTCGATTCAAAGCCCATCAACACCTACTTGATTTGGATGCAACCACGAACCAGTTGATGATGCTGGTGGTCGCATCGGAGGTTTCAGGACCTCGATGGAGTGAAGCTTTGCTGCGCCAGAAAATGGCTTATGAAGCTTGGTCTGCCATCCTCATTGGCATTCAGATAGATCCAATGCCAATTTTTGATGGTCGATCTCCTGAAGGGGGCAACCCTCCTATCGGCTAGGTTCGCTCAGCCTGCAAACTCCATCGACACCAGATCATGGGCATTCACTACGGGCTGCTGTTCCTGCCGCAGCGCTGCCTGAACTGCCTCGACAACGCGCTGTAGGTACGCGAAATCGTGGTTTTCCTCAACAGCCTTGTCGCCGACGGGGTAGTGCCACTCATCGCCAAACAGTTCAGTCAGCAGCCTGTCGTGATGCCAGCATTCGTTCGGTGACTCGATGCTTCGCAGAACTTCGATGTCGTGCCAGAGCTCACGAGCCTCATCCTTGCTCAGCTCATCCAGCTCCCAGTCGTGTCGGCCTGTCTGTTGCCGGCGGCGCTGGAGGATGCATTTTTTCGCGAAGGTATGTAGCGCGGCCCCGCTGAATCGGGTGCCGCTAATCCCTCGATCCAGACAATTCAGGACGTAGTGCCAATCACAGTCGGCGACAAACTCCGCGACGGTGCGCGGACCCATGCCGCCCCAGTAGGCGTTCCAGCTGTTGTTCCAGCAGTTGATCGTGATCTTGCCCTGGGCGGTCTGATAGCTTGGGTCGGATTCAGTAGGGCAGTCGCGTCGGCCGAAGTCCTCGAGGAATACGGTAATCGGGTCAAGCCGCGCCGCGCCGGTGATCACCAGCTTGGTCACAGTCGAGCGCTCAACCTTCATCGGCTCGGCCGGTTTGTTTTCTGTGGGCATGGGGCGTCCTATGCCGGGGCACGCCCGGGCGGTGGAGGGGGGGGTGCTGAGATGAAGGTTTGACCGTTGCCTTGTGCTGTGGACCGGCAGTGCCATACTCAAAGATTGGAAAACGGTGATATATGCAAAGGATGACTATGGCGAAGATGAGTTTTCACGATCTGCTTAATGCTCAAATTGGTTCAGTTGTTTCGAAGAGGGAGTTATATGATCTCATTCAATATTCGAAGGTGCCGGGGTCTGAGTATTGGAGTGGTGAAGGCCTGATTATTAATAATACTCCTCAACAAGGTATAAATTGGGTTGGATCGCTTCCTTCCCTTGCGGGAGTTTTGGTTAAGGTTCGGTCCGGTAGTTATAGCCATGATGGTTGGCAGGACACTGAAAAAGATCTTTATCGCTATTCGTTTAAGGCTCGAAAAGGGGTAGTGTCGCTAAAAGAAAAGGCAAATCTTGCTTTACTGAATCAGCCCGAGTTTGGTTATCCAGTGGTTCTTTACAGCGAGCGAAAAAGCAATTGGGTTTTGGAAGGTGTATTCAGCTTGGTCGAGTGCTCCGACGAATATGTCGTTTTAGGTCGCCGTGCCGCAGCATCTGCACTTTTAGAAAAGGTCGGCCAAGGCTTTATGGAAGGTGGTAAAAAATATGTTACCCATTTGTTATCGGAGCGTAACACTCAAATAGTTACGCTGCTGAAATCGACAAAGTCTTACATCTGTGAAATTTGCAAGGAAGATTTTAATATTCGATACGGGGTCGAATATATCGAGGCGCATCATAAGATTCCAATTTCTGCAGTCCCGGCGAAAAGGGCAGTGGTGTTAGAAGATCTCGCATTACTTTGTTCTAATTGTCACTCTGCGGTGCATGCCCATATGCGTGCGGGATTGGAAGTGTATATGGACATCAAAGAGGTTATTGTTAAGCGGCTGGCTCATAAGTAACAGAGTATCCTGCGTCCAAGCCAGTGCACTATGGCAACAGCTTTACTGTTCCCGATTGCCTTGTAGCGCGGGCCGTCCGGACATTCCTCGGATGGTTTTCCCTGCCATGGAATTTTCGTGTAATTATCGAAAAACCCTTGGCACCGCTCCCACTCAATCACACTGGTTCTTCGAACACCTTCGGACTCCAATACATATGCCTCTCTGTCATCGAGAGAGCCACCCCCTTGTGCCGTGAGAGTAGGATGAACTGCGAGCTTCTCTGGCCATCCCGGCGGCCGATCCCTGCGAGGGCCTTCGCGCTCAAAAAGTACCTCGGTGGGATCGAATCCGTCTCGAGCACTTGCGACAACGAACACACGGCGGCGTCGTTGGGCCAGGCTGAAATATTGGGCGTCCAGGATCCGCCACGCGATTGTTCTTTTGGGTCCATACACACAACCAGCGTCCGGCCATTTCTTCCCTGAAGGCTGCAGTTCGCAGTCTTCCCCAGCAAGCGCGCCAAGAAAGCATCCGAAGGCGTTCCCTTTGTCGCTGAGGACGCCGGGGACGTTTTCCCAGACGATGACGCAGGGCGGCTTTCGTTGGCCTGCTCGAACATAGTCAACTGCATCTGCGAGCTCCACGTATTTGATGGTGAGGGCGCCGCGCGGGTCGGTGAGCCCTTCGCGCATCCCGGCAACGCTGAAGGCCTGGCACGGGGTGCCGCCGACAAGGACGTCAGGTGCGGCGATCTTGCCGGCCAGCACCTGGGCGCCGAGTTTGGTCATGTCGCCGAGGTTCGGCGTGTTCGGGTAGTGGTGAGCCAGCACGGCGCTTGGGAACGCTTCGATCTCGGCGAACCAGGTCGCCCGCATGCCGAGCGGCTTCCATGCAAGCGTTGCCGCCTCGATGCCAGAGCAGACGGAGCCGTATTCGATTTCCATAGGGGATCCTCGCCGGCTGGCGTGATTCGTAGAAGTGGGGTATTTGTGTACGATGTATTGAACGATTGAGAAAGTGGAGTTGGCTAATGTCTGCTAGGGATTTTGATGAGAAAGGATTTTTATCTGACTATGTTTACGAGCATAGGGCCGTGATTAGGGAGGAATACGCCGGCGGTTTTTCAGATTGCGAGCGGATATCTAATCAAGCCCAAATACTTCTACTAAACACAGGTGTTAGCGGCAGTGATAAGGCTATGTTGTGCTCGTTTTTGTTTTTCGAGAGAACCATTCGAACATCTCAAGCCGCAATTCGTTTATGCGAAATAGGAATGGTACAAGAGGCACAGGTACTTCTTAGAACCGCGTACGAAACACTCTTTCACGCATCTGCACTTATCGTCGACCCTTCGATTTTTGAAAAACTCGATTCTCACAATGACAAGGAAGACGTAAAACAGGCTAGAGCCATTCTGGCAGATATTCCCCTAGATCAGCTATCTGAAATAAATAAAAAACACCTGAAGGAAATTGTTGATACGCGAGCGGGCCAAACCTATTCAGTGCATAGCTCAGCGACAGCGGCAGGAATGTTAGATCTATACAGCGTTGCCTATCGAGGGCTTTCTTCCTTGGCCGGTCACGCGACATTTCGTTCTCTAGATAGGTCATTTATCGAAGAAACAAACGGATACTCCTTATATATGGGGCCGACCAAAGAGCAGCTGATTTTTACATTGAGTTTAGTTGCGCAATGTTTAACTCTTTCTATAAAAGGTCTTGAGCAGATCAAGAGCAAGGTTCAATAATTTCGTCCCCTCGGACTGCTTTCAACTCGGACAAACTCTCATTCCGAAACATCCGCGCCACGTTTTCGCTTATCTGAACTTTGTGGCGCGGACTTTCCATCGCTTGGCAGGAGAGGGTGGGTCCGAGCGCGTGAGCGTTCACAATGAGGTTCTGCACTGCCTCGTTGATTTCCTCGATATCGTTCCAGGCCTCAACCCTTCAAGCTTCTGCCGAGTGCCCAGCCGTAACCCGTGCCGCAACTCCTTCTCGTCGTGCTCGATCCGTTTCCCGGCAGCCTTCGCTGATCGCTCTTGTCCAGTCTTGGCCATCACCCTACCTCTTCAATTCCGCTGGCCGGTCCCTCACTAGGTGGTGTATCTATGCCTCAACTCACACTGGCAGGAGGCCGACATGAGGTTGCAGAGCGATGTAGATGCGCTGGCGGCGATCGAAGAGGACGCTAAAGCGATGCTGAGACGTATAGGGCTACCGGACGACGCAGTGAAGCTGGAGGTGGTCGTGTTCCTTCGGGAGGTGATCGACCTGGCCAGCTACATGGATTCGGCGCATCGAATCGTCGAGCCGCCGAGTTTCGTCTGAGTTGGCATATTGCCGACCGTTGCGGTATTTGTGTTCGACCCGGCATGGAGCCGGATTATGGAGACTCAAAATTGAGCGAAACAACTGAAGCAACAGGCGCGGGTACGGACTTCTTCTCGGGCGTTGCTATCGTTTGGGAATGGTTGGAGCGGTTAATCTCGTCCATCTGGTCCGGACTAGGTTGGCCTCATGCCGTCCTGATCATCTTTTTGTTGACGATCACCTGCTATCGCTTGGAGTTCAAAGCGCTGATCGAGAGGGTTCTGGAGTTTGGTCCCTCTGGCGTAAAGCTACAGGCGCCAGTATTTCAGGCAGCCCTCCCTGATCGCTCAGAGCCCATTGCGTCGGGAGCAATCCCTATTGCTAAGGAGTTGCCGCCTGCGCCACGCGATAAAGGAATTCCTCTGCCTCCGACGATTGTCTTTCCAGAGCAGATGAGATTGTCCAAAGAAGGCATCATGCGCGAAGTTGCAGATATGAGTGATTTAGAAGCCAAGAGCTATCTCATACCGATGCTGGCCATGGCTCGCTCGATGTTTAATTTTGAGTTTTGTTATTCATGCATCTTTGGCGGTCAGATTAGGCTTCTTCAAATGCTCAATCAAAGGCCAGGCAGGGCCATCACAATGAATGAAGTCTACTCTTACTGGAACATTCATCAGGAGCAGACGAAGCCGGTACTTAACCTCTGGACTGCGGATCAATACTTATCGTATCTATTTCAAAACGGGCTGGTAGAGCGAACGGATGACACGCTGAGACTCACCACTAAAGGGGCCGAGTTCGTGTTGTGGATGACACAATATGGCCGACCGCTTGATAGACCGTGGTAGCGCTAAGCTCTGGTTAAGATTTCGCGCGTGTTTCTGCAAAATCTTGGAGCTGTCGCGACCACTTTTCAGAAACAACAATTTTATGTCGCGACATGATGGAGAAACGAGCAGAGTCTTCGGTCGGAGCTGCGGCTAAGTTGATAAGGAACGTTGAGACTGTCTCCTGCCACTCCTCTAAGCCGTGGCGCTCGCCGAGGATCAGCAGAGCGTCATCCAGCGCTTTTGAAACAATCAGCGAACGCTTCTCGCCGCCGATCCGCTCGAGCAGCGCCTTCTCTTTCGCGCGCTTGTCCCGTTGGATCTGTGCGTTGTCCTTGGCCATAGCCTACCTCTTCAATTCTGCTGGCCGGCAAGTCCAGCCAGGTCTGTCGGCGGCGTGTCGTCGCCCGGTTACTGATGCGTTTCATGAGTTGAACTTGAGTCCGTTCTCGCTGGCGATCAGCGCAACCCGCTTGACGTGCATGTGCAGCGTCTTGGCCGTCTCGCTAATGGACTTGCCGGCTTCGGCCAGTTCGCGCACCTTAGGGGCGATCTTGTTGCGCTCGACGCGCAGGCGGTCGTGGTGCGGGGTGGATGCCAGCTTTGGATCGCCAGTTACGCCACTGGGGATTTGCTGGGCCTTGCCGCCGGCGCCAAAAAACTGATCCAGCTGCTCGTTCAGGCTCGCAACGATGCAGTCTCGGGCGTTAGGTTGCGGTACGCCGATCACTGCTGACCTCCTGCTGGCCGGTTGGCTTTTGCTTCGAACTGAATCGCCATGTCGAGCGCCGCCTTGTAGGTCCAGCGAAACGCCGCGGTCTTGCCGGTGGACAGATTGACGACATGGAAGGCCTTGCCGACCGTCCTCACCTGGAAGCGCACCTGCTTCTCCGGCATCACTAGGCCTGCGAGTCGCGCAAACGTCTCGCGTGCTGCCTGGGTACGAATCATCAGGACGCGCAGAACATCGACGCGCTGTTGCATCAGTGGGTGCATTTCGACCTGAGCAATTTCTGTTGCGTGCTTCATGGTTGATTACCTGTCGGTTGTCATCCCAAGCAGCCCTCGCGAGAAGGCTGCTCAGTGATGCTTTCCGTTTCTCGCTGCACTTTTACGCCGGAGTCCTCTCTCTGCCCGCTGCCGCAACTGGCGTCACATCGGGTGGCTGTGCAACTTTGCGTGCTCTCATGAGGGAGCCCGGCCAGTTCCAGAGCTGGCATGGGGATCGACGTTTGTGTTTCGCGCTGTGCCCGTTGCCGGGGATCGATCCGCGAAGATTTTTGACTGTTAAAGAACGTCGTAGCTTTCGCTACTAGGCCGGCTTACTGGCTTGAAGCTATTTAAGCAAGCTGAAATCAAGCAGTCAAGCAAGCTTAATAAAATAATTCAGCATTCTGAAATCAACAGTCGTAAAAAAGCCCGCGTTTGCGGGCTTCCTTCAAGCGTCACAGTATTGTTTCCACCCGATCTTTATTGCACCACCTTGTAAAGATTCAACCATTACACCGTCAGTCTCGCTGATATCGTCAATTAGTCGCTGCCAGTCTTCCTCGGCCTCGTGCTCCAACCTCGACACCGTGACGGCCATTCTCTTCTGAACACTCGGTGCAGCGATTAGTGCCTGGAGGCGCCGGCCCGCGAGTTCGTAAGATGTGGTGGTGCTGGGCGTCGCGGTCGATCGTAGAGACATGGGTGTTCCTTACCTTTAACTGTATGAATGTACAGTATTATTTCAACGCTGTTGATTGGCAAGGTTTTAGGAGTACATTTGTACTCCTTTGTCTTCGGGCAGCAAAAAGCCCGCTTTTGGCGGGCTTGGGGTTAGCGGGTAGGGAGTAAGTGGGGCTATAACTTCTGCAGCGCCCGGACTACGACACCTACAATGCGGCAGTCTTCGGCCAGCATCTCAGTTGGATACGCGGGATTCAACGGCTTCAAAAAACGCCTGCCGCCATCATCAACAAGCTTTTTGAAAGTGGCTTGATCGCTGTCGGCGAGTTTTGCGACAACCAGTTTGCCCGATTGCACATCTGCCTCAGTGTCGACGAGGATAAGTGTTCCCTCTGTGATGCTTGTGCCTACGGGCGATGTCATCGAATCGCCTTTCACTTCCAGCCAGAACGCGGTTCCTTTGGAGTCATAGTCGGAGAGCTCGTACCGATCTGAGAAACCAGGCGGGAAGGGCTCCACAGCCTCGGCCCACGCGCCTGCAGCTACCCAGCTGATAACCGGATATCGAAACGACTCCACGGGTTGCCGAGCCGCGCCTACATTCGAATCAGGTTCAACCTCTTCGCCTTCGCCGATTGCAAGCCATTCAGCCCTGAACCCCGTGGCCTTAGCCAGCGCGTAAAGGTTTTCAGGCCGAATACTTTTACTTTCGCCTGAGATCCATTGAGTAACGGCAGAATTCGCCACCCCGCAAAGGGCGGCGATTTCCCCTTTCTTTTTCCCACTGAGCGCAATGGCTCGGGCAATACGTTCGTGTCTTTCCATGACGCCAATATTAAGTTAGCTGAATTTAAGTATGCAGAGCGCTTAATTCTTCGTTGACGCCATAACTTCAGCATGCTGAAATTGCGGCACGCTCGAATGAGGATGCGCAATGAATACGCGTGAGGTCGCCGAACACTTCGGTAGCAAGAAAAAGTTAGCGGTTGCGCTGGGAATCCATCCAAGTGCCGTGACCATGTGGGGGGAAACGATCCCAGAGTCCCGCCAGTACCAGATTCAGGTCCTTTCCAAGGGGAAATTCAAAGCGGAGCGCAAAAGCGACGCCCCATAGCTGGCCTGATCCATGAGTTGAATTCTACTCCGCCACTGGCATCACGCCACGGAAACAAATTTGAGGTTTTACGAATGGAAGATTTCTTGAGGGCTTGCCACACCACCGTCAAGGAAAGTGGGGCAGAGGAGTTGGCCGGGAAGATGTGCATGGCACACGTGAGCTTGCTCCAGCGCTCGAACCCGGACAACGCGGCGCATCACCTGACTATTGAGCATCTGTTTGGGATTTTGCTGCACACCGAAGACATGCGCCCGTTGCAAACGTTGGCGGATCAGTTCGGTTTCGAGCTCGTTCCGAAGGATGCGCCGGCACCCAAAGAGCTGACTGCCTCGCTGGTACATGTCGGCAAGGAAGTAGCTGATCTGACCATCGCTGTGCACGAGGCTTTGGATGACCAGCACGTTTCATCCG